GAAAACCTGACCCTGCGCCAGCGCATCACAGATACCTATCTGGCGAACCTGTCAGAGTCGGTAAACAGCTAAGGAGCCCGGGACATGGCACTGCCACGCAAACTGAAATACCTGAATATGTTTAACGACGGCCTCAGCTACATGGGCGTCGTTGAATCCGTCACCCTGCCAAAGCTGACCCGTAAGCTCGAGAAATATCGCGGCGGCGGGATGCCGGGCTCGGTATCGATTGACCTCGGTCTCGATGACGATGCGCTGTCGCTTGAGTGGACGCTCGGCGGTCTGCCCGACATCGAGTTATGGGCGCAGTACGCGTCACCGGGCGCGGCCAGCGTACCGCTACGCTTTACCGGCTCTTATCAGCGTGACGACACCGGCGCGATTTCTGCCGTTGAGGTGGTAATGCGTGGCCGTCACAAAGAGTATGACGGCGGCGAAAACAAGCAGGGCGAAAGCGGCTCGACGAAAATGTCGACCGAGTGCGCTTACTACCAGCTCACGATTGACGGCAAAGAGGTCATCGAGATTGACGTCATTAACATGGTGCTGAAAGTCGACGGCGTCGACCGTCTGGCGGAGCACCGTAAGGCTATCGGCCTGTAACCCCTTAACCGGTCAGCCAGGCTGGCCGGTCACTTAACGCTAAAGAGAATGCCATCATGAAAAAAAACACCGAAACCACCATCGCCGAAACCGAAAACCCGAACATCGTTACTCTCGATAACCCCATCATCCGCGGTGAACAAAAAATCGGGCAAGTGACCGTCACAAAACCCAACGCCGGAACCCTTCGCGGTGTGTCGCTGGCCTCGCTGGCAAACTCTGACGTCGATGCGCTGATTAAGGTGCTGCCACGCATGACTTACCCTGCACTCACCGAGCATGAGGTCATGCGTCTGGAAGCATCAGACCTGATTTTATTTGCCGGTAAGGTGGTCGGTTTTTTGTCGCCATCTTCGGCTCGCTGAAATTTCCCGACAACCTGTCGGTCGATGACCTGATGGCGGATGTCGCAGTGATTTTTCACTGGCCGCCATCAGAGCTGAATTCCCTGAGCGTGACCGAGCTCATCACATGGCGCGACAAGGCGCTGCAGCGAAGCGGAAACCACCATGAGCAACAACGTCAGACTTGAGGTGCTGCTTAACGCAGTAGACCGGGCAAGCCGACCGCTCAAAGCTATCCAGAACGCCAGTAAATCCCTTGCTGGCGATATCCGCACTTCTCAAAACAGCTTGCGCGATCTGAATGCGCAGGCGTCCCGAATAGACGGATTCAGGAAAGCGAGCGCACAGCTTGCCGTGACCGGTCAGTCGCTTAACAAAGCGAAACAGGAGGCCGCTGCGCTGGCCGTCCAGTTTAAGAACACAGAAAACCCCACGAATGCGCAGGCGCGCGCGATGGAGGCGGCAAAGAAATCCGCCGCTGACCTGCAGCTCAAATATAACGGGCTCAGGCAGTCGGTACAGCGCCAGCGCACCGAGCTCGCGCAGGCCGGGATAAACACGCGCACATTGTCGGCGGATGAGCGCCGCCTGAAATCCAGCATCAGCGAGACAACCGCGCAGCTTAACCGGCAACGTGATGAGCTGGCGCGCGTCAGTCAGCAGCAGGCGAGACTCAGCGCGGTTAAAAGCCGCTACGAATCAGGTCAACAGCTCGCTGCCGGTGCGCGTAATGCCGGGATGGTGGGCGTCGGGGTGGCGACCGCCGGGCTTTACGGTGCGTCACGCTTTATTGCGCCGGGCATCGGTTTCGATAAGCAGATGTCAGGCACGCAGGCGATCCTCGGTCTTGATAAGGGCGACGACAAGCTCGCGGCCATTCGTCAGCAGGCGCGCGATATCGGTGCGACAACGGCCTTTTCACCGGGGGATGTGGCGCGCACGCAGACCACGCTCGCACGCTCGGGCTATAACGCCGATGACGTGCTGGCCGCGACCGGGTCAACCGTAAACCTGAGCCTCGCGGCTGACGTGGATATCGCCGAAGCCGCCGACATTATCACCAACATGCAGTCGGCATTTAACCTGCCGACTACCGAGATTGAACGCGTTGCTGATGTGATGACGAAAGGCTTCACGTCGTCAAACACCGGCCTCGTCGAGCTGGGCGAGGCGATGAAGTACGTCGCGCCTATCGCTGAGGCTGCCGGTGCGAGCATCGAAGATACGACCGCAATGCTCGGCATCCTTGCTGATAACGGGATCAAGGGCTCGATGGCCGGGACGGGCGCGAGTGCCATCTTCAACCGCCTGCAGGCTCCTATGGGAAAAGCCGTGGACGCTATTGCAGAGCTGGGCGTGAAAACCCGCGACGGCAAAGGGAACATGCTGCCGGTCGAGAAAATCCTCAAAGATATTAATAAGTCCTTTCAGAAAAATAAGCTCGGTACGGCTGAGCAGGGCGAATATCTGAAAGTGATTTTTGGTGAGGAGGCAATGAAGGGCGCGATTAAGCTGGTCGCCGCCGCCGGTGATGGCTCGCTTGATAATAAGCGCCAGCAAATACGGGATTCGAAAGGCACGACCAAGCGCATTGCCAAAATCCAGACCGACAACCTCGACGGAGACCTGAAAAACCTGCAGTCAGCATGGGAAGATTTGCAGATTGAGGTTTTCGAAAAAGAGGATTCAGCGCTGCGACGCCTGACGGTCTCTGCGACCGATATGCTCGGCAAGGTCGCGGCCTGGGCAAAAGCGAATCCTGAGCTGACTCAAACCCTGTTTAACTTGACCGCCGGTGCGCTGGCGCTGGTCGGCGTGCTCGGCGGGATTGGCCTGATTGCATGGCCGGTCATCGCCGGGATTAACGGGATTATTGCCGCAGCAGGTGTGCTGAGTGTTGTTTTCACCAGTGCAGGGAGTGCCATCGTTGCGGCACTAGGTGCAATCAGCCTGCCAGTGGTCGCGGTGGTCGCCGCCGTGGTGGCCGGTGCGCTCCTGATACGTCAATACTGGGAGCCGCTGAGTGCATTTTTCGCAGGTGTCGGTGAGGGGCTAAAAGCCATTATCGCGCCGTTGAGTGAAATGTTCTCGCCTCTTATTCCGGTGTTTGACGCCGTGACCGGCAAGCTACGCGATATCTGGCAGTGGTTCACCAATCTGATTGCGCCGGTTAAGGCGACGCAGGCGTCGCTCGACAGCTGCAGGAATATCGGGGTGGAGTTCGGTCGGGACCTGGCTAATGCGCTGATGGCTCCCGTCAGACTCTTTAACTTCCTCGGCGGCAAGGTTGACTGGCTGCTGGAAAAGCTCGGGGTAATCAAAAAAGAGTCGGGCGATCTCGACCAGACCGCAGCGAAAGATGGGACACAAAACGGGTCTTATATCCCGGCAACGTCTGCCTATGGCGGTTATCAGGCTTATCAGCCGGTAACAGCACCTGCAGGCCGGTCTTACATTGACCAGAGCAAGCGGGAATACAACATCAACCTGCCGGGCGGGGTTGCGCCCGGAACCGACCTCGACCGACAGCTGCGGGACGCCGTTGAGAGGCTCGACCGGGAAGAGCGGGCGCGCCAGCGCTCAAGTATGCGCCGCGACGGATGAGGGCTAAAACATGTTAATGGTACTGGGTTTATTTGTCTTTGAGCGCCGCACGCTGCCGCATCAGTCGATGCAGTATTCAAAGGATTACCGCTGGGCGTCAAACGACCGCGTCGGTAAATCACCGGCCTATCAGTTTCTCGGCGAGGGGGAAACCTCGCGCACGCTGTCGGGCGTGCTTTATCCTGAAATTACCGGCGGTCGCCTGTCGCTGACGGCTATCGAACTGATGGCTGACGAGGGAAGAGCGTGGCCGCTGATTGACGGAACGGGCATGATCCACGGCATGTATGTCATTGATAAAGTGACACACACGCACACTGAATTATTCAGCGACGGCGCGGCCAGAAAAATTGAGTTTAGCCTGTCGCTAAAGCGGGTCGATGATTCACTCGCGGCCATATACGGCGACCTGAAAACGCAGGCCGACAATCTGATCACGTCTGCAGGTAACTTGCTGGGAGGGCTGGCGGGATGATTAGCGGGATGAACGTGCAGGCCGGGGCGCGGGTCGCACCGGCGTTTATGCTCACGCTCGATGGCGACGATATCACGCAAAACTTTAGCGACCGGCTTATCGGCCTGACGATGACGGACAATCGCGGATTCGAAGCTGACCAGCTCGACATCGAGCTCGATGATGCCGACGGGCTTATCGAGCTGCCGCCGCGCGGCGCCAGACTGACGTTGTGGCTGGGCTGGCAGGGCTCAGCCTTGCTGAATAAGGGAAGTTTCACGGTCGACGAAATCGAGCACCGGGGCGCGCCCGATACGCTCACCATCCGTGGGCGCAGCGCAGATTTTCGCGGGACGCTGAACTCACGCCGGGAACAGTCATGGCATGACACCTCGCTCGGGGTGATTGTTGAGACTATCGCGGCGCGCAATAAGCTGACGGCCAGCGTGGCCGACACGCTGAAAGCGATCCCCGTTCCCCACATTGACCAGACGCAGGAGTCCGACGCGGCGTTTCTGTCCCGCCTCGCTGACCGCAACGGCGCAACGGTTTCGGTCAAGGCCGGGAGGCTGCTATTCCTGAAAGCCGGTAGCGCGATGACGGCCAGTGGTAAACCCATACCGCAAATGACCGTCGAACGGGGAGACGGCGACCGGCATCAGTTCGCCATCGCTGACCGGGAGGCTTACACCGGCGTAACGGCAAAATGGCTTCACACCAAAGACCCGAAGCCGCAAAAGCAAAAGGTGAAACTTAAACGTAAGCCAAAGGTGCAGCACCTGCGCGCGCTGCAGCACCCGAAGGCGGCTAAAACCACGGCAAAAGCCAAAGCCAAAAAAGAGCAGGAGGCACGCGAGGGGGAGTATATGGCCGGTGAGTCCGACAACGTGCTGGAGCTCACGACCATCTACGCGACAAAGGCGCAGGCGATGCGCGCTGCTCAGGCAAAGTGGGACAAAATACAGCGCGGTGTCGCGGAGTTTTCAATCTCGCTGGCGTTTGGCCGTGCGGATTTATTTCCTGAAACGCCTGTTGCAGTGAAAGGCTTTAAGCGCGTTATAGACGAGCAGGCATGGATTATCAGCCGGGTGGTGCATAGTCTTAACGGGAACGGCTACACGACAGGCTTAGAGCTTGAGGTTAAGGTTTCGGATGTGGAGTACGAGAGCGAGGAATTAAATCAATAAAAGTGACTTAAGTGTTTGTTATGTAAGGTATTAATGGTTAAAATTAATGCATCTGAAATTTAAAGAGGTGCTCGCTATGTTTCACTGCCCAAAATGCCATTACGCCGCCCACGCTCGCACAAGTCGCTATTTTTCTGACACGACCAAAGAGCGCTATCACCAGTGTACAAATATCAACTGCAGCGCCACGTTTGTCACCACTGAGACAGTCGAGCGTTTTATCGTATCGCCGGGGGTAGTGGTGCCTGCGGCCCCGCATCCGACGCAATCAGGACAGCAATCTATGTCTTGGATGTGATCAAAGAGAAGCGACAGAGAGGTTGTGCTAATAATAATTTAGGCATTTAATTTTACTCCAGTTGTTCGAGTA